GGCGTCTTGGCGGATCTGATTATTTTTATTATCACTCGGGGCCCCGAGCTTATCCTTAATTTCTTTTTTTTTATTCTTCTCCGGCATATCTTCTCCTTCTTAAATTATACCCGCCCCGATAATATCTCCATATAGGGCGGGTAATAAATAATTCTTATAGAACTGTCATTACAATTGGAGCACCAGTGACAGGCAGCAGCACGTCAGCGGTAAATGTAATTTGCCCGGATTCGGTCTTGGCAAATTTCAATTCTCCGCCAGCATAAAGGGAAGCTCTTTTAATTACGAATTTTAATTGTTTTAAATTTATCTTTTTAGAAATAATCTCGAAAGCCCTTTCGCTTATTACTATTGCTGTAACAGAAGCTGTCCAGGTAGTTGAAAGACTTGCAGTGCCTCCAAAAGCATCCGCCATTATACTTGGTCCCATATCTCTTGTAGCAAATTCTATGGTTTTCTTGCCTGCGGTAATTATCTGCACATCGGGAAATTCAGTTTCCTCACAAAACAGATCAGCTATCGAGGGCGCATTAATTACGATATGTGCACTGTCAGGAACTATATGCTCTATGGTAACCAGAGAAGCAACAGTCGGTCCTATTTTTATTGATTCTAATCCTATCAATCTTATATTACTCATTTTATATTACCTCCAGTAATTTATTTTTCTATGAAACAATTTATTCTCAAATTAACATAACTCATTGATTTTTGGTCAATATCATTTAACAGTATTTGGTTCACAATACCAAAAACATAGTAATTTGGAGCGCTATTATATAACTCTATCTCATCTATTACTGCTTTGGCGATTGCTCTTAATTTTGTTATATTAGGGGCCCCGTTGTTAAAATTCTTACAATAGCAATTAACCATGAAGGTAGCATCATTTATTATTTCGTCTCCGACATAGTTAGATAGAGGAATTATCACAATATCCTGTAATTCAGAGTTTAAAGGTTTTTTATTCCTGTAAACCCTGCCACCATCGAGTATGGCCTGAACCTCTTCTGTATTAATAACAGGATATAATATATCATTTATGTCAAAAGTCGTTTTCATAAGCTATATTCCTTTATCTTTGACTTTAAGAGGGCCTTCGCTGCCGGCACGCTTCCGGTGATTACATCGTAACCTTTCGATTCTACCGCTGCGGCATATTCCATGCCCGCAACTACGATTAAGACAAAACCCTTCTTGTTTTCTCTTAATATTTCCTTTGTTATTTTTTTTGCCTGGGCTCTGCCCTCAGTTTCCCCTTCTATGTTTTCCTGAATAATATTTCCATCCCGGGCAATGATATATCCGATTGAGCTTCTCAGGTTTCCAGTCTGGTCTTGATATGTCCTTATATTCCTGGCATCATTGACGAAATTTTCGCCTACCATGGCCAATGTCCAGATGATCCTTTGCTCTATGCTGACCGCAAATCTGTTTATCCGTCCGTCTACATCCCCTTGTGAAAATCCAGGAATCAAAGGCATATTAACACTTCATTTCTACATGTTTTTGATATTCAAACAATTGTAAAATTATATGTTCCTTGCTAAAAAAGGTTAATTTTGCAGCCTTAGGAACGCTTCTCGCACCGGCAAAAACCGGAGAAAAAACAGCCCAGCTATATCCGATCATATCCCCAGACTCCCCTATAATATATTTAGTTGAATTCGGTTGAATATTACAGACAATCCCTATCGTTACCAATGTCCCTTCCGTATATATCCCGATTGTATTATACGTCCCGGGGGTATAATAATTTATAGTTGCTGTATGGGGATATCTTTCTACTACCATATTGCAGCTCCATCAACGGTTGGTTCGTCCATATCATATTTTTTCAAGATTCTCTTTGCCATTGCGATTAATTGAGCCCCACTATATTTTATTGAAAAAGCTCCTTCTTTTAATTCGGGATGTGCAGCAAGGGTAAAATAGAGGGATGCAGCAGCTAAATCTATGTCTTTAGCATTAGCTGCCGCATAAGTTCCCCCTGTCACAACGCCTCTATCCAAAAGAAGTTTCTCTAATAAATTATCATTCTTATATTCTGTTAGCGATTGTAAAGCTGCTTTGTTGTTCATTTAGATTATGCACCCCATAAAGTCGCATTTTCAGTATCAAGAGAAAGCACTCTATCTATTGTGGGCCAGGATGGGAATGCATTTAATTCGCTTTTGGTGTATTCAGCTACAGGATCAACATCAGACCATTTGGAAATTAGAATCGGTCCTTTCTTGGCTTGAACCACCTGTTTCGGAGGATTTGTCTCCTCTGCGATAGGTCCATAAAGCAGATCTCCACACTTTAAATCTTCAAGGAAAGTCACATATCTATCCGCACCATCAGAATCTAACCAGGGATCAACCGATGTAATTGTGTGGCCTGCATCCTCATAACTTATTCTAGTGTTAATTATCATTATTTCTGGGTATCCCTCAGATCTTAAAGCATCATTTGCCACTTCAAGAGTAGGTGCCCTCTGTTTTTTGAGCCCACCATATAAAGCGAATGGAATGACGAAATCCTTGATCTGATCCGAAATTCTAAATGCCAGCCATTTAGAACGATTCATCAGCATATATCTGGGTAATACTCCAAGATCACTAGCCGCCTCCATAACAGCTTCTATATCAGTTATGGGTTTAGAAGTGGCAGCGTTGCCGATTTCCCAATAAGTGTTAGCAGCTCCTACCACAGCTTTTTTATTGGCCAAAGGAAGTCCAAAATCAATGGCCTCTTCGGTTATCACTCCTGCGGCATTTGTAACCATAGAAAGAGTTATTTGTCCTTTAGATAATGCTTGAAATATTATCCACTCTAATCTGGCATTTGCGCCATCTACGCAGTCATCTACATCTCCAAATACAAGATCAAGTAAAGCCGTCTGTTCTGGCCTTGCCTGAGCTTTTAATATGTTATAAGTATTCAAATCCATTTCTGTCATTTTCTTTTTCATTCTGATAGAAGGGATTTCTCCTGATAATTTACTTACAGTCCTTCTGGTTTTGAGAGGTGCACTTACATCATAAGCCACCACATCAGCAGCCACCCTATTCCCCTTACTCCCAACCAATGTTTCGTAAGTTAGGAAGGGAGTTGACTTTAAAGGAAAGAATGTAGGCCAAAATAGTTTTTCATATATTCGTGCAATAAGATAGGCCTGTAAGGTCTTTTTATTTATTTCTTTTAATAGTGAATATTCCATATTATTTCTCCTTACATAATTTTTTTAATTTTAATTTTTAGGCAAATCTTATTCTAACGGTAAGATTTGTTTTGTCGGTATCAGTTACGAAATATGGTAATTCGGATTCATCTACGGTTCCGCGTACAACGGCCCCCGCAAATAAATTATCTAGCAAATTCCCTTCTTCATCCCTTACCTTGACATTGTCACGCAAAATACAATTGGCGCCATACAAAGGAGTTGCGGTGGCAATAGTGGGGGTTTCATATAAAACCGAACCCGAAGCAACTAAACCACCAGTATTTAACAGCGTTTGCATAACTGCAATAGCTGTCGCTGATACTCGGCTAATCGTTGAAGCGGTTACTCCACATAAAAATATGAATTCACCGGCCTTAAATAGATGATCAGCGGGCTCAACTGCTAAAACAGTAACTCCTGAAACTACCGCAGCGACTGTCTTTACCGTTTTGATTACATTGTATAATCCTATGCTGGCACCGGTCATGGCATTTAACAATGTTCCTTTTTTGATCTCTTTGGTAGTAGTTGGGAATCTATCAGTTTTTACTGTCACTCCGCCAGGGATATCTTCTAATATTTTCAGAAATACAGGGTCATATACAACCCCATCTTCTTTTTTAATTTGTAGACTCATTATATTTATCTCCTATTCATTTATTTTTTTTATTTTAATTTCTTTGCCTTTCTTGATTTCTTCTTCTGATAATCCCTGAAAAGGTTGCCCTTCAGCCCCTTCATTTTTTGCTTTGGCAAAGCTGATCGCCGTCTCCTCTTCAATGGTTCCCATTTCTTCGCCTTTTTTAGGGATCTCTCCATCTTTAAGTTTTTTATCAATTTCGGCTTGTTTAAGTCCGAGAACCTCGTCCTTTAAACTTTTGACACTTGTCTCAATGTCTTCATCTTTATCAACTGTAATATATTTTAAGAATCCTTCGCTTAAATCTGCTTTTTTTAGAGCATCTTTAATTAAAGTCTCCCGCTTTGTCTTGACAGTCGTTCCACTCAAATCTTTTACCAAATCAGTCAACTTGTTAACCGATTCAGTTAGATCCGATATTTTCTTTTCACTTTCACTCATATTTGCCTGTTCTTTCTTTTTCTTTTCTTCAGCTTTTTCTTTTGCCGTTGCCTCTTCTTTTTCTTTTGCTGATTTTAGATCATGAGTGGTAATGGCTTGCGATACCCTCCGGTCCGTTTCGCTCTGCAGGTATTTATTGAAACTTTCTTCCAGCCCAGCTTCTTTGATAGCACCGACAAGTTGTTCCGGGGTCAGATCAATTTTCCCTTTTAATTTTTCAATTTCTGCGTCAATTTGACTTGCATCAGTCACCTTGATTTTTTCTGCTAATCCCTCATCAAGTCCTGCTTTTTTTAAGGCAGTTTTAATTTGAGTTATTAAGTCCATTTTAATTAATCTCCTTTATATTTTTATTTTTATAAATGCAAAACCCAATTTGCAAATAAACAAAAACCTATAAATAAACATATACAAAAAAATATTATATGCATCCAACCAATTTCGATTTTAAGTTTACCAATCTCAATTTTTATTTTCA